GAAGTAGAATAGTTATCTTTAAAAATTATGACTCCACTACTTAGAGCACCAGAGGTTATATTTATATAGCTGGACAAGCTATTAGGTGATGTAACAGATAAAACATTATTTATATTAGTAGTTGATAGTGTTGATATACCGGAAATTGTGATTGTACTAGCTAATAGACCTGTAGCTTCTAAACTACCATTGATTTTATTAGCACCTATAGAATCTCTATCCTTGAATAATAATAACTGATCATCAATAACATCTGTATTTAATCTATATGTATTATTTTTTCTTAAATCTATAACTGAATCAAAACTAGTATAAGTTTCATTTACATCTTGAAAAGTAAAAGTAGTGTCTACTAGTTCTGTTGGCGTTAATGTTTTAACTATACCTAAAGGAATTTCTCCATCTGGAGTTGATATAGCTACCTCTTCACTTCTTAAATAAGCTACCGCAACATAACTATCACTCCATCTAGTAAATCTTTCTGCATAGGGGGTTAGACCGGCTTTATCAAACATAAAAGCATTCATGGCAGTAATAGGATTTGTCCCAACTTCTTTCCATTTTAAATTTATTTGATAAAAAGCATCGCCGGTTACAGTTCCAGAATAAATGGAGTCTAATGTAAAGTCATATGAGTCTTCTACTAGCAACAATTTACCATTATCTAGTAATGCAACTCCTGGCTCAATATATAAATTCAAACCACGTTCAGGATTTCCTAGACGTAATCCAGTAGATACTAAATCTTGCTCTCCACTACGTAGAGCATTTAATACTCCATATTCTCCAGTTATAGCATCTATTTTTTTACTCAGATTTCCATCTACAAGAGTTTGTAAATCATCAAAAACTGTTTCAAGTTTTTGTACACTACCAGAAGGTACTTTTATTCTATCCATTTTAAAATCCTATTTTAATATTTAATTAAATAACAAACATAAACGTTTTTAGGTCTTGTTTCGTCTCCACCTGTATAACTTATGGCATCTGGTGCAGTTAATGGAGTTAATTGACTTCCATCTAAAACGGGATATCCATTTGCATCTCTGGCACCTGTAGTTTCTATTGAACCTTGTGTTATTGTGTGTCTATGTGATTGAATATCATAGCTTTGTTTACTACCAACACCATTAGTATCTCCAGTCCATCCGGCCGTTCTTATGCCAAACCCTGGATCTTGAGTAGCATTAAATGCTAAGCCTCTTAAAAATTCTCCCCTTAAATCAGGAAGCACTGATCCGCTTAAAACTAATTTTAAAGTAGCGTATTTAACATCTGAAGTTAGAGTTGCTCCATTACAAAACAAATAGCCTGGCACTACTTCTTGCAATCCTGTTTCAGTAGGTGATCCGCCAGCATAAGCAATAATAGTTCCAACTGGATTAACAGCACTTATTGGATGTGTAAGTCCAAGTACTCCGCCTGTATAAGTTATTCCAGATACTGTAGCAAGAGTGGTTTTTTCTATATCTATTTCAGCAAATTCGCTAATATCTGCATCAACTATAGAACCAGCTTTTATAGAAAATGTAAGAGATCCAGAAGTTCTTACAAAAGTTACATCTCCATTAGAATCGCTTGTCAAAGCTACAATACTAGAGGTATTACCACCTAAAATTGTATTGTCTGCTACTGCACTTCCTTTTAACATTGCTAATGTAACTTTATCTGATCCTATAGCTGTAACACCTCCAGAAGATATTGTTACATCTCCAGTCATAGCTGTTGCAGTAGCTATAGAACTTCCATTACCAAGTAAAACATAACCAGGGGACATCGAAGCTAAATAATTGTGTGCAAGAGCTCCAGCTGCGATTGTACTTGTATCTCCAGTAATATGTACTGGGCCATTAGGAACTGAAATGTCTGTTGAAGTTGCTACGAGAGTACTAGCTGTAAGTGTTCCCTGTACAGTAACATCTCCAGTAAAAGTATTTAAAGCTCCAGTCATTGAAGTACTTCTTGTTATTGTTACGAGAGAGTTTGTCATTCTAGTTAAAGAAGTTCCATCATAAGAAATATCAAAATAATGAGCACCGGGGGTAGCAAAATTAGAATTCAATGCAAAAAGATCTGTAGATTTATAAAAAGTTAGTACGGCCTCATTTCCACTAGTTTGAATTCTAAGTTCTGGGCTTGAAGAAGATAAATGTACTTCTGCACTACCTGCAGCAGTATGATCTGCACCTGCAGCTAAAAATCCATCGACTAAAACACTTCCACCAAATTGGGCCACATTGCCAGAGGATACCGAAGCCACCGCCACACCAAGTTTCTGACTGGCTTCATTCATTATACAATTGGCTGCATTTTTTATATAAAGAATATTTGAACCAACTGAAGTAGTAATTCCATTACCACCAAGTATAGTTAGATTGTAGACTGATACCTGACTAACGTCTATATTAGTGACAGACCCTGAATCAGATGCTACATTAAATAAAGTATTTCCAGGATTAAGATCTCTTCTTGAAAGAGTAATATAGTTTCCTGTTCCACCAGTAATATAATTTGAAACTATGGTTTTATTTGTCAGAGTTTGTACCTGTGTAGTGCCAACTGGAGTTCCTCCAATTCCTGCAATAGCTGCAGTATTGGCAATAAGTTCTGCATTTACGTTAGTAAAATTAGTGTTCCAAATAAGTCTGCCTTCATTTGGAGTATTAGTCCCTTGTACTGTAGTTATTGTAGCCATTTATAACTCCTTAATAAAATTTTCATATCTTAATATAATACTAAATTTGTCCAAAATCAATTGAATTTTAAGTTAAATATATATATCTTAGTTCAGCATCTCCAAGTATAAATGGAGTTTGCCCCCAGCTTGTAAAATGATTCGATCCATAAACATTTTGTTCTATATCTATATTTGTTGAATTATCTCCATCTTGCACATTCAGGCGAAATAAATAATATCTGTCTACATAGGGGATAGTTAGGGTAGTAGTAGTAGATATGCTAGTAGGAGTACTCATCGTACAAGCTAAATTTCTACTCGAATCAAAACTTGTAAGTGGAGCCACATGTGACCAAGCATAGGTAAGTATATCGCCTTCTGGATCTGTTACAATTCCAGAAAATGTAGCTAAAGCACCAATATTATAGAAATCACTGCCTGATTGTATTGTACCTCTCGGAGGTAAATTAAAATAGTTTGGTAATATACCAGCAGGTAACAATGCATCTGTAAAATATTCTACAAATGGAGGGTAGTAGTTAAGTCCATATGTTCTACTACTTCGTTGAATACCAAGAGTATACCAAAATTGTTCTGGATGTTCTGCTGTTAGTTCTTCAATTATTCCACTTGAGCTAATATAGTCATGTAAGTGTATTCCAGATGCTAAAATATCATACTTATCTATCCAATTACCTTCAACCACAGAGAGCGTCATTGGTTCTGGTATTTGATAAGTGTTGCCGCTGATAATTGGTACATAGTTATATGTGCCATCGTTACTAATACTACCTACATACCCCTCTTCATAAGAAAATGGCATTCCAGAAATCAAGCAAAAAGCATCTGTCAGATTTTCAAATGTAGGACCTTTAGCTAGCGCGTTTGTAAGTGCCTGAGATAAATGTTTCAAGTGTTCTGCATATAATCTACGTTCATCAAAATATGAAAAATCACCAGTTACCCATCCACTAATATATGGAGAGTATGCATTTTCAATTATCACATTTTCAGGAGAATTTAATTCTCCGAATGCCTTGAAGTATAAGTTAGTTAATGACGGCAAAAGAAATAAAGATTGTGGTGCATTAAATATTTCTCTTGTGTCAAGATACTCACTATAAGTATAATTAGCAACATAACTTGGAAATCTCAAGTAATGTAATTTTTCTATTGAGTAATCAGTTCCTTCATATAAAACATTTCCTGTATTTATACCACTTAGTACAGGAATAGTTAAATAAATATATTTAGATGGTAATTCATACAAGTAAGATGAAATTGTAGTGTTAGTAGTTGGCAAAGTTTTTGATGTGTCTACTGTCTCTGTACCATCATCTGTAAAATAGCTGTTTGTAGTTGTAGTAATATAATTAAAAGTATTTTGAGTTCTTCCATAAATATTATATCCACTAACTCCACTAATTGCTTGCCAAGTTATTGTATTTGGATTATTATATAAATCTAATTGACCACTTATAATTATTAATGAGTTGCTTGGTAGAGTTTCTCCAATGTCGTCAATCGCAGTAATCTTATAATTGTATAGTATGTTGTCTCCAGAGGGAGCAGCATTATATCCACTAATTGTAACAGGAGTTGTAAATCTTTCTATTTCTACATTTTGATAATCACCATCAAATACAATATTATAATCAATGTACTGGTCTTCTATATATCCTGGAGCATAATCAATGTATCCAGCTATCATAGCTTGCGCTAAATCATAGTACAGCCCTTCAGTTGAATTAAAAAGTTGTCTCCAATATGCCTCTATAATCTCTTTTTCATTGCTAGGAACAAAATCATAGAATGTGGATAATCTATTCCAGAAAGACTTGAAGTTTGTACTGTTATTTGGATTAAACATTATACTTGGGTAACTCCATATAATTCTTCTATATTAGTATAGAATCTACTAATATTATCAGCATTAATTGTGTAAGTAGAACCTGTTAAAGTGGATTCTATAACTACTGCCTCAGTATCATACTCTCTGATTGAAATATCCATACTAGTATTAACATAATTGGCACCGTTTTCATATAGAACGTTTACTAAATCTGAAATGTCAAAACTTGTTTCCTGTAAGGTATTAAAATACTCTTCAAGTTTTTTCTTCATTTCTTCTTCTATAAGTCCTCCAGAATACTCTAGATTGTTTGCAGTTACTACAGTTGGAGGCATAGCTTTTATCATAATGTCAGCTGCAGGATATCTAGTATCTGGGTCATTTATAAGAGCATCAACTAAACTACCATTAGCCCAGTAATAATATACAATTTCAACCAAGGTGTTTGACATATTATCTATATCAAAACTTATAATTTGATTTGCCTCTTCAGAAAAAGCCTTGCTCGGAATTAAACTGCTGACTGAATAAGTAGATTTATCAAATACAACTTTTGATATGCCTTCTCTTACTTCTATAATTTCAATTATATACGGACTAATACCAGGAATAGAACTTAGAGTTATTGTGCTTCCCGGCATTAACACACTTACACTTCCTTTTTTAATATTAATAGGATCATGAACATAAACATCTACTGCATTGCCTCTGTGTACTTGATTAGATAATATGTTGTTCATTTCAACATAATATGTCCTTAAAGTATGTTCTACATCATCAGGAAAGTCTGGACCGCTATTAGCAGCCGTTGCTGCAATATTTACATAACCATTTGAATCTAGATAATAAGCAAGCGGATTTAAGTTCATACTTATTTTTTGCTCCGTTCTTGAATCAGCTATAGTAGCTGTATGAGTACCTGCATCTTCCCATTCATCATTCAAGGTATTATATACTCCAACCTTTACCTTGCTGTGTCCTGTTTCTCCATCAAGAATATATTGTTCTGAATCATAGCCTACACCATAGTAATTAATTTGAGCAGAACCTTCAGGAGTGAAATATACATCATCAGGCTTCATTCTAAATAAATGCATAGGGAATGTTTCTGAATATGTTTTTACAATTAAATTATCGACGTACCATTCACAATTTCTAGTTTCTGACACGGCAATACCAAAATGATTTCTAGAACTTTCTAATATACTAGTTCCTGTATCTGTTTCTATTTTATCTCCAGATTGTGTAACGTATGGAGGATAAGTTTGTCCTCTGTTTATAACTCTGTTTTCTGGAGCATATGGATCAACTGGAGGATTATTAATATCATATATCCAAGCCTCAACTCCCATCTTCTCATATATTTTTATCTTGAATTGATACGTAATTGAAGGTTCAATCCAAACTTTAGCTGCCTGTAAAAATTGATTTTTACCACTAGTTTGATCCCACAACTGATCATAACCAACCCAAACATTCTCTTGTAAAATATCATTGTCTACAAGATATACATTATATCTCCACAGTTCTGGATGAGCTTGTACATATCCGGTTGTAGTTATATTTGGAGTAAATCCATAAATTTCTGTAAATTTTTGTAAATCTGCTTCTTTATAAACACTGTCTGCCTCGTCTAGTACATACACATTTTCATTTCTTTGCGCCGTAGCAGTTCCTCCAGTATTTATAGGAGGAGTTGCTGGTAAAGACCAATTTCTATCCATACGTAATAAAAATTCTGGTTGTTTTCTCCATGCTATGCCAAATCCATCATGTGGAAGATAAATCTCTGAATTACGAAGAACAGTGATATATGCCATTTCTCCATCTTCTGTATTATCTGTAGTTTTCATATCACAGAATATTTCTATTCCAAGATGTTGGTCTATAGGCTTGTGAATAATTGGAGATAAATTATTATAACTACTAGGAGAAATATAATTAAATAGTTGTAACTGTGCATTCTCTATTTGAATTTCATTTTCTGACATTAGCATTTCATAAATACCTGAAATTTGCGCTAATGGCATAGATACTAAACTGGCTGCTTCCGGGCTTAAAGTGGTGCCCATTCTTAATTTATTATTTACAATTCCAAATTCTTTAAGATAGAAAAGATCATTATCTGGATGAAGCCCGTCATGTACCTGCCACATTCCAGAAGCTAGTACAATTTGAAGTTCGTCTTGTATTGAAGGATCATTAAATGTATCTCCCCAGAATTCTCTTATAAGAACATATTGATCTTGTTGAGCATAATGTTGGTCATATAAACTATATATTCCTTTATACATGTCATTTGAAAACTCGTGTGTCCAACCTGTTATAGAGGGAAACTGTACATTTTCACTTTCATCTAAATCTAGAAAATTGCCAGAAAAGGCCATATGTTTTGAATCATATTCTCCTGTATGTAATCCTGAATATGTGTATTCATAATCTATGCTTTTATAATTTTCTATATCCTGTATATCCGATGTTAAATCTCTAATCATCTGAATATCACCAGCACCAATTACCTGAACATCTACTACGTCTGTAAAATTATCCATCACAGTATCTTTAATGGCTGCAGGAGATGCTAAAGATTTTCCATGTATAGTATTTTTAATTCTGTTATATAAAGCAGTATTACTTTCTGTATCAGATCCACCAGAAAACGCTTGTGGGTTTATAATTTTAATTGCCGTTGTACTTAAAGTTCCCAGTGGAGTAAACTGTGTATTTGGAGATATGTTACCATCAAGTCCATATTCATCGGCCACTACTTGAATTAATCCAGTTACATAGTATGGGTATTCACTAAGATTTTGCTCCATTTGTGATT